AGCGTATCGCAGCGAGGGCAAAATAGTTTTTGATAAGCCCTTTGCATTTGCGAAGGGCTTTAATTTACCGTGCGGCCAATGTATAGGCTGCCGGTTAAAATACAGCCAAGAATGGGCTGTAAGACTCATGCATGAGAATCAAATGCATGAGGAAAGTTGTTTCATTACATTAACAATGAACAACGAATATTTAGAGACTAGAGAGAATCCATATTCTCTTGATAAAAGTGAATTTCAAAGATTCATGAAAAGGTTAAGGAAAAGGTATGGAAAACAAATTAGGTATTTCCATTGCGGGGAGTACGGCGAAAAAAATAGCCGTCCGCATTACCATGCCATTATCTTTGGCATGGATTTCGAAGATAAACAATTATTTTCGGTCAGGGACGAAATAAGGCTATATACAAGCGAAACATTGGCAGAATTATGGCCATATGGTTTCGTAACAATAGGAAGCGTCACAATGGAATCGTGCGCATATGTGGCGCGTTATGTATGCAAAAAGCAAAAAGGAAAAAATGCTGAAGAGCATTATATAAGATGGGATCCCCTGACAGGGGAGGGGACACCCATCGAACCGGAATACGCAACTATGTCGCGGAAACCGGGAATAGGTAAAACATGGTTTGATAATTATAAAAACGATGTTTATCCGCATGATTATGTAGTAATCAAAAAACATAAAATTAGGCCACCGCGATTTTATGATAAACAATTAACAGAACAAGAGCTAGAAAAGATCAAAGAAAAACGAGCAGAAGAATTACCGGAAGTTATTGACCAATATAACGAAGCAATGGACAGATTATGGGTTCAAGAGGCAGTAAAGGAAAACAGGCTCAAGATATTGATTCGCGATTTGTGAACAAAATCGCAAAAACAAACAAAAATAAGGCATAAAAAAATTCTTGACGCGTAGTGTATATTATGCACAAGATGTAACACAACATCTGGTATGGAGGCTTAAGATGAAAAAACCAATATTTACGGTCTTTGACAATGTGGCAAAACAATACATGGCACCACTATTCGCTGAAGCGACAGACGGAGTTGCCATTCGAAATATACAGACAACGATGGAAAACAGCGAACATATGTTCGCAAAACATCCGCAGGATTACACACTTGTGCGGATGGGTACCTTCGATGAAGAAACAGGAACAATTGATCAATCGTCAAAGGCTGATGTGATTGAGTTAAGAGCACTACAAGGAGAATAAAAATGTTCGGACCAATGGGTAATGTACCGTCACAAATGAATCATGAATTTAGTCGTGTGCCAAAAGCTGATATTCAACGATCAGTATTCAATCGGTCACACGATCTTAAAACTACATTTGATGCGGGCTATTTGGTTCCGATATTTATAGATGAGGCATTGCCGGGCGATACCTTTACGCTAAATGCAACAGCGTTTGGTCGCCTTGCAACGCCGATCAACCCGATTATGGATAATATTCATATCGAAACGTTTTTCTTTGCAGTACCCCACAGATTGGTGTGGAACAATTGGGAAAAATTCTGCGGTGAACAAGATAATCCAGGCGATAGCACAGATTATTTGATTCCGACAGTAACAACGTCAGTAACTAATTCAACATTGTACGATTACATGGGCGTACCAACAGATGTATCATTGACGTTTAACAATCTAGCAGGTCGAGCATATAACTTAATTTACAACGAGTGGTTTCGTGACGAGAATTTGCAGGATTCAGTCGTAGTAGATAAAGATGACGGACCAGATACAGTATCAGATTATGTATTATTAAAGCGTGGAAAGCGTCACGATTACTTCACAAGCTGTTTACCATGGCCTCAAAAAGGCGATGCAGTAAATTTACCGCTCGGCGGTCGAGCAGATGTGACGACAGATGGTACAGCAGGAGCTTCGTTATTAAGTTTATATAATCAGACTACAAGTTCATATACGCTGTTTACAGCAAACTCGCCGGTTAATTACCGTATTAGCTTCGATGGATCACCATCAACACAAACTAATAGTCTATATGCGGATTTGTCAAGCGCGACAGCGGCAACAATTAATGAGTTGCGCGAAGCGTTCCAAATCCAGCGGCTATATGAGCGTGATGCAAGAGGCGGCACACGCTATACAGAGATAATCCAAAGTCATTTCGGGGTGACGTCGCCCGATGCGCGTCTACAACGGCCAGAGTATTTAGGAGGCGGCCGTGATAAAGTAAATATCCATCCGATCAGTCAAACAAGTTCAACAGATACGACAACACCGCAAGGTAATATGTCTGCGTTTGGTACAACCGGATTCGGTGGTCACGGATTTAGTAAGTCATTTACAGAGCATAGTGTCATCATAGGTTTGATTAATGTTTATGCAGATTTAACATATCAACAAGGCTTAAACAGAATGTTCAGTCGTCAAGACCGGTGGGACTTTTATTGGCCTGCCCTCGCACATTTGGGTGAACAAGCTGTACTTAATAAAGAGATTTATGCGCAAGGTACAGCAGATGACAACAGCGTATTTGGTTATCAGGAACGGTATGCTGAATACCGTTATAAGCCAAGCTTAATTACAGGAAAAATGCGTAGTAACTACGCAACAAGTCTAGATGTTTGGCATTTAGCTCAAGATTTCACAGCACTACCAGCATTAAATGCATCATTCATTGAAGAAAATCCACCAATAGACAGAGTAATAGCAGTACCAAGCGAGCCACACATTATTTTAGATGCATATTTTAATCTAAAATGCGCTCGTCCAATGCCAACATACAGCGTACCGGGCTTAATAGACCACTTCTAGGTGATGTTATGGATAATATTAGTCTTGCTACCGTTTTGTATATATTGCGCAAGTACGTTGCCCCGGTTTGTATTGGTGCGCTTGTGGTTTGGCTTGTGGCTAATGAGCTGGGTGCTTGGGCTGTCGCTGTTTGTGGCGTGGCTGATGCTTTAGCAATATATGTTAAAGATTGCGGAGGTCTATCATGAGTTGGGCAGCTCTCGCAGGCGGTGCTTTAGCCTATTATGGGCAAAGACAAGCTAATAAAGCAACAGCAAAAAGTGTTGGAAACCAAATAGCGTTTCAACGAGAAATGAGCAATACAGCGCATCAAAGACAAGTAGCAGATCTAAAAGCTGCCGGGTTAAATCCAATATTATCAGCAAACAAAGGTGCGAGTACACCAATGGGCGCGCATTACGTCGCGCAAAACGAATTAGGTGCCGGTGTACAAGCGTATAACCAGACCCAAAATATGGTGACAAGTGCAAAAGCACAAGCCAGCCAAGCAGAGCTAAATAACGCTACGATAAACAGAACAAAAAAAGAGGCAAAAAGAATAGAACAGACAACTGAATTCGAAGCAGTTGTTCACGATGAAAGGTGGCCTCGGCTATTTGCAACAATGTCACCGGAGAACGTCGCAGCTTCGGGGTTAGCAGTATTAGAAGGTGTAGACATTGAGCAAGTATTAAGAAATAAAAACTACCAAATAAATGAAGCAAGTCGAAAAGGTTTAGAAAGGTTCCTTTATAGAGTTCAAGGATTCAAAGGAACGATTGCTCAGGAAATGTCCGGTGTTGGACAAAAGCTCGATGCGGCCGGAAAGGCGATAGGAGAAAAAGCCAGGTTTTTTGCAGATGTAATTAGTGAATTGTATGGAGATTAAAATGAAAATTCGTAAGGCATATGACAAGCATGAGCGCCAAGGATTCGAAACAGTAGGCGAAAGTCTAACCCAACAGCATTTTGCTTTAGAAGCAGATGTAAAAACGATTATTAAAAAGCATGATCGTACAGGAATTATTAATCATGTAGCGCGCGGGGTCGCGCATTATGGTGATTACTCGGAGGTGAACGAATATCGTGAATCGTTGGACATGGTTAATAGTGCAAATGCAAATTTTATGCAGTTGCCAGCAGAAATAAGATCAATGTTTGAAAACGATGCAGGTGCGTTTTTTGAATTCGCAACCGATCCGGCAAACGATGAAAAGATGGTTGAGCTAGGGTTGAAGGAAGCGCCTCCCTCTCCGTCAATCCCAGTTCAACCAGCAGAAGAAGTGAAAGCAGAAGCGTCAAAAAGTGACGAATAGGAACGGCGGCACAGTTACCTACTAGATGTAACTGTGCCAAGTGACACCACTAGGAGGTGGAAACGTGGAAAAAAAGAAATTTGACGTGTTAACGGCAAAAGTAAAAAACGAAAAAGCATATTGGACAGTATTAGGCATAGCCTATGAAAATGATACCAATATAAAAATCGAATTTAATGCTTTGCCAATACCAAATCCCAATGGGGATATATTTGTATATTTAAAGGAGCAAAGCGATGTACAGAAAGTCGATGTCCAGAAAGAAAAGCGGTAAGCTGTTTACCAGAACCGCTATGAAAGTAAAAAACAGAAATTTTGCAACAGTGATGCGTGGCGGTTACAGAATATAATGACATGCTATCACCCGTTGCTAGCGTATCGCAGCGAGGGCAAAATAGTTTTTGATAAGCCCTTTGCATTTGCGAAGGGCTTTAATTTACCGTGCGGCCAATGTATAGGCTGCCGGTTAAAATACAGCCAAGAATGGGCTGTAAGACTTATGCATGAGAATCAAATG